GGAGAAGCACCTCTTATATACAATTTTGAGGCGCACGAAAATTTGCACCCAATAGAACCCTAAAAACCTGTAGGCAGCGTACAACACTGCCTAAGTAAAAATAGGTTAAACTAAGTGCAATATCGTACGCCGACCACAAATTAGTGGACGACTGGTGCTAGCCGTAAATGTGCCTGCTTACAAAGCAAACACAGGAGGAATACAGTGGAAGAAAAAGAGAGAGAAATCGTCTCCCACTGCGGTATATCTCCAAGCTGTAGTGTTGATAGTCTGGAATCGACTCATATACAAACATTGATTATTTGGATCATACGGGTCTAAATTGGTATCGTTGGTCCAACTTGGGGAAGTTCTGGTAAAAGCAAACCGTCGAGTGGAATAAAATGGCAATTCCACTTCACACACTCCGTGGTTTGCATGGAGTCCAGCATGTCCGGTTCTCTCCGAAGCAACGCTAACATACCCACGGTCAGCGCCAAGCATGACTGCAGTATCAGCGCCAACAAATTTCTGGCGTAACGATCCACGCCATCCGAGAAACCAGGCGAAAATGAATTCGTCTATCGGCATGTGGGTAGATAGGACGTTGTTCCTAGCATTGCTTCGAGCGGGCGCTCCTGTAATTGCAGTGATTAAGAAACTGTCAACTTCGGGCGACCCCCTAGCACGATAACGTTTCAAAAACGAACGCACTGAGGAAACGGTCTCGCCATAAAACACGTGTGTCAATGGATCATCCACCAAATGGTGGTTGTTTCCAACAGACACAATCTGAGTTTCTGCGTTAACAGGAGCTGAAAGAGGCGGCTCTGGGGAGATATCTTCTTCTTCACCCTGAAACTCTTCCTCTAAATCACATCCCTGAGGAATCAAACTACCATCTGTTGATTTATAAGTAAAAGGTAATGCTGTTGATCGAGGATTGGCAAATTCCAAATCCTCTCCACCTCTCACATACCACAGTATGGTAACTGGATTGGCCAACGCAGGATCTGGTGAGGTAAGGGATGTTAAGACATTAACCCGAATTCTCCCATTGAAATATAGATTGGCCTCTACTATGGACGTTGGTGTTCCGTCATACAAATGTCTATCAGCTGCGTCACCGAGAGTGGTGTCGCGCACAGTTTGCCAAGGAGTAGGTGCATGCCAATGTACGGGAATTTCAAAATCCCTAGTTTCACCAATATCGATAATGCGAGAATAATTGGTGTCAGTACTATACGTGTCACCACTATCCGTAGGCTCGTATGTAACCAATAATTTCCCGCGGTGCATCGCAGAAGCGACGATTGAGAAACGATAGACCATAGTACCTCGCCACGCATGGAACATGGAAGCAACAGCAGTACATGGAGGAATGCCATTGCGATTCTGCGTTGTTGTTGTATCCAAAGAATGGTACGTAGGACCGACTCGAAACTCAAAAAGCGTGGCATCAGCCGGATCTGCCTCTCCCCAATTGAAGGAGTGCATAAGAGCTTCGCGTTGCACAATGTGTGAAAGTGCCATTTCGTCGGTTCCGTCAAGACCAACGGTACGAGGATCGAGAGTAAGCTGAGACTTGGTGTCCAAAGCAAGCCTCCCGACTACCTCATGAGTGTTGGTGGATGCAAGGTCTCCCGCTATTTTGTCACGGACAACACAAGTGTTGTCTATGATAGCGGGGCGCGAAAACCCAAATGCCGAAGCTGCCTTCCCAATGGCTGTGGCAGCCATCTCAGTAGGCAAAGCATAGGGTTTGAATATAGGAATTTTACTCAACATTCCAGCCGCTCTAGCAACCGCCGAAGCAGGCTTGGAAATGAGTCCTTCCTTCCATTCGTCGTTACCTTGATAAACTTCTGTACCAATATCGGCCACTGTAGGTACACACAATTCAGCATCGTCCATCCAAGCATAAATCTGCACAGTGGCAGCTCCAGCTGGAGCATTGGCGTGACGTAATTCAGTAAAGTTATTAATGAAGATTTGTCCCATCTCTTCTGCCATGGTGACAGAAGTAACGTCCAGCCAATTGAAAGGGGAGAAAAATGGAAGTACCATCTCCCCTCCCTGGGATGTAGATGTGTCAATGTACACATGAGGCATCTGAGAGATAACAGTTTTGTACACTCTCTGATTGGTGTTGCCATATCCATTCGGACTCCAGACGGACCGATGGAACCACGGCTCGTAAGCCACGATTGCGCGACCGTAAAGAAATGGATTTCCTGTGACAACTATCCTTAATTTGAGATGTCCTCTAAGGAACCGATAATTTCGGATTTTGTCCTCAATGCTGCTGTGAACAACAAAGAGGAGCCATGGGTTGAGCGTGGCGTTGAAGGTACTACCAGTACTCCACGTATCCTCCCAAATTTTGACGGGCCTTTTAAGAAATTGAGCTAATGGAACATCGCTCGTGGACCCGATGTCATATGTTCCCTCCAAAGGGGAAACAATCCCGGCGCCTTGCCCCGGGGTAGCGTCGTGAAACACGGTTGTTGCCTGATATAAAGAGGAATCAGGTTGTGTTGTATCTGTAATATGTAAAGGTTTTGATGTTGATGTACCACGACTATGTACGGTCACTTGCAGTGTGGGATCCGCAAGCGCCGGTTGTTGCTCTATATGTACATTATATACAAACACTCGCAAAGCCTCATTCCCGATCGAGCAGTCAAAGGAATTGGTAACCAAATACGAATGTGGGGGTTTGGTTTCTTGATAGTGCACGTACCCAACGCGCAGAGGGACGCAGTATTGTAAGCCTTGCCCGGAAGCATATCTGGCCCTAAAGCCACTCGCTCTGGAGCGAGGTGAGCAAGTCAATGTAGGAAGTATCAATGACTCGACTCAAATGTCGCAAATTGTATTGTTGCAAGATTTCATCCATGGTGGCGCGACGTTCATTATATATTTCCTCACCATGGTAAACCCATTCTCGAAGGGCGTTGTCAACATTCTCGACTGTTGCGGCAGCAAGATCCCAATCACCCTTTCCCTTGAGCACACATAGCAATTGCTTCAGTATGGATTTCTCACTCAATTTCCCAACACGATACGGTAGTTCGGGAAGTTTGGAAGAATAACGCTGAAGGAAGACCAAATCATCTAAACGATCGACAAAAGGTTTCCCCTCGGCATCCTTGATTCCAGGAGTGAGATCCAAACCAAAAGCTTGCAGATAGCTCTTAAAGGTAAGGAAATTGAAGTTGAGGCGCTCAGGGGACACTGAATTTATGAAATCGTCCCCATAATTCGCGTGCTTGACGTAACGGCGGAATTCACCAATCTCAGCATCAGGGTAAGCATGTTTATATGCGCAACGGTTCATCAAACTGTTGTCCAAGCTGTTCAAATTGACGGTTACCGGAATGCCACTTGGAGTAGAACCTGACAAAATCACGGCCAATTTGGCGTAAGCAACCAAAGGAGAGAGAAATTCGTGCGCTAAACAGTTCATTATGTAAAGATCATGAGCACAATACTCTCCTATTGATGCCAACTTAATGAGGGCCCAGTAGGAGTATTCACTAACTCCACTTGCTTTGTAAAGATCAAACTTTGAGTGATCACCATCAAAAGCATGTGGAAATGTCTCAAATCTCGTCCACAGATCTTCCCAGGCAGGCGATGTAGCATTAATGCCAACGCAACACTCGCTCCACCCAGGAAGCATCTGCAGCAAGCGGATGACAGGTGTGAAATACTTCCTGCACAA